CTTCATCACCATCATCATTGCTATCGTCCGCAGATTCGTGAGAGTCATCTCCATCATCTACTTCGCCACCCTCAGCAAAGTCCTGCTCATCTTCATCTGCGACGTCTAAATCCTTCTCGTCTTCGATTTCGTAATCTTTATCTTCAGCCATACTAATTCTCCTTACAGAATTTGATCAAATGATTCAAAATTGCTATCTATGATCATCTTGACGCTTACGTCATCGAATACACAAAAAATAGCTTTATCTTCTGAATCTGGGATTGGCACTTCAAAACGAAAGCCTCCCCAACGCGGTGCAATAATAATATCGCCAATATTGGCCCATGCACCTTCAGTCCACAATTCACCTGTTTCGCGATTGCGAAAGGCAATTTGCCCCACTTTAACAACCCGTGATACTTGCGTATTACCATTGTTAAAATCTTGTGTTTCGGAAGATAGGATAATGCTGCCTACTTTCCTTTTTATTGTACGTAATTGTACAAGTACTTGCGCCCCACAAGGTATAACCCCTGGGTCTACCTCAGGGAAGTGTTCCCTAATGTAGTCTTCTTTCGTTATTGCCATTACTAACCCCTTTCAGAGTTTATGAGTTGCGTTCAGCCTCTTCGTCTTTAGATAGTACAGCATCAATGATGCTTAAAGCGTCAAGAAGACCACTATATATCCCAACCTGCACACCGTGTTCAAACGGGTCTGCTTTAGGAAATTCCATGCTACCATGGGCTTGCTCATCGAGCTTGCCCTTGATACCCCTTAGAATGTCACCGATTATACGGTCATTCATTATTTGTCTGCTGTTTCTTCTTCAACTGCTTTTTTAACAGCCGCTACTTTTTTAGCTGGCGCTTCTACAACTGGAGCAGCAACTTCTTCTAAGGTAGCATACGTTGGGTTTAAACCACCCACGCCAAATTTTGCATCGATGTACTCTTGTACAGTGCCATCAAACTCAAACTCTTCTACGTTACCTTTTGCGTATGTTAATTTTAACTTAGTCATTATTTACCACCCTTCATTGCACCGCCACCGCATTTTTTCTTAGGTGCAGCTTTTGTTTGTAATGCTTTAGCTTGTTTAAGCTCCATTTTTTCTTGAGCTTCATCATCTGCGCAAACTGCGCCGCCTTTTTTATACATTTTTACACCAGGTTGTACTTGTCCTGCTTGCTTACATTGTGCTAAACGTGCCATTTCTATCTCCTTAAAATTTATTGCCCCTTGTTTTTAGGGAAAAACCTATCAAAAAACGACTGCTTTTCATCAAAAGCCGATTTAATCTCAAGCTTCATTTGCTCAATGATTTTTTTGGTTTCATTGTCTTCGCGATTTTTTAGCAGCTCTGTCATTTGATGTTGATAGTTATCCGCATCGTTCTTCATCATTTCAGTTTGTTGCTGCATGTCTTCACGTTGGCGCTCAAATGCTTGAGTTGTTTCCGCCAAACGTTGTTCAAACATTTGCTGGTCTTCTTTACGTTGCTCTTCCATCATTTTTAGTTGTTGGTCGGCTAACGCTTGCTTATGCTCAAACTCTTGCTCTTTTTCAGCTCGTTGCTCTTCCATTGCACGTAATTGTTGCTCTATTGTTACTTTTTGTTGCTCAAAGGCCTGTTGCTGTTGTTCATTTACTTGTTTGCTTTGGTTTTCCTGACCTTTAAGTTGCATTGTAGCTTGGTCAAGCTGTGTTTTACGTTGTATTTCTGCTTGGCCTAACTCTAGCGCAACTTGTGAAGCTGGATCCATCGGCGGTTTAGGTGCAAGTGCTTGCGCTGTTTGCATTGCTTTTTCAAGCATAGGCATAATTTTAGACAAATCTTCTGCAATTTGTTGGTCTGCCAAAGCCACGGCTTTATACACTTGGTCTTCATGGTCGTTATCTGATAATGGGCCTAACTCAGCCAACGCCGCCATAGCCGCTTTAGCATGTTCTTGGTAGAACATAGTTAAATGCTCTTTACAGTGCTGTACAAGCGTTGGTACGGTAGGGTTGCCCATCAAAGGATTTTCGCCAAAGATTGGTGAAGTTGCAAAGATTAAATGCGAAATTAAATGCGCCTTATGGTCTTGGTCTGTGTGCGCCGCCAGTGGCATAGCTTTAGTAGCTAGTACGTTTTCCTCAATTGGGTCTACGTGCTCTGGTTTAGGTGGTAATGGCAACACTTCGTCTGCATACGGAAATTTCAACAATTTCATACCAATACGGTACAACGCTGTCTTATCCCAAGCTACTGACGCATCTTGCGACAACTGTACAATTGCTTGGTATTGCGCGTAACGTTGTGCTTCACTAAATATGTTAGGGTCAGAAACTGGTTGAATATCGTTATTATTTGTAAAGTCTTCTGGTGTTAGAGGCGTATCTAAATTATCGTTAACCTCGTTCAATACTTCTGGGAACGTACGGTTTAAACGAGAGATAATCTCTAGTGACTTACGTTGTGACGCGTGTAGTCGTGCGTGAATAGCGGCGTAGGTGCTTGCACCTTGTTCCACTAACGCCATTGTTGTGCCTACTGGCGTACGGTCACCCACTGAGGCAAGCGCTTCCATACTTGTAGCTACAACTTTACGGCCCGCGTTCTCTAAATAACCTAGTAATTGGAATAATACTGGGCTTGGTGGGTTGAACGGCATTGGCATCGCAATCTTGCGAACGTCATCAATACCTGCTGGTGCCTCAATCTCACTAACTTGCGTGACTTCAACTGATGTATTTTGACCAGTTACACGACCACCCTTCAATTTCAGCATGGTTGCTGCATTGTTGATGTGTGCTGAGTCCATTAGGGCACGTAATGCGCCTGTTAGCGCTGCTGACAGACCACCAATCAAGTGTGGTAAGCCAATACCGTACGCACCGCGCCATGGTATGAACTTGTACTCTACGAACCAGTCTAGTTTTCTGTATTTAGTGTCGCCTTCTTCCCAGTTACGGTATATAGACAACACTTCTTCTGTGTGTTCGTCAATTGTGACGATGTAAGGTGCTTTTTTGCCTTCTTCTACTAGCTCATCATCAATATCAAGCCATGTGTAGATTTCTAGGACGCGTCGTAGGCCATCATCGTTGTAAGCTGAGGCATCATCCTTACCCTCAATCTTATTATTAGCTTTTTGCGCTGCTGTTTCGTCTGGAAGGGTTGGTTTATCTAACTCTATGTTCTCAATATCACGATACAAGCCTGAATTTACGCGATTCTCAAACGTAAACCGGGTAATATCTTGCGCATGGGTCACGCGAGAAGAACGGTAGAAGTTACTTGCTGCAAAAGGTAAGTACATGGTGTCAATCGGCACAAACTCCGTGCGAATTTCACCGTCTTCTACCCAGAATTTTTGATATTGACTGCCACCCATCGGGGTTTGCGTCAACAATTGCTCTAACTCATCGCGATATTCTGAAATACCACGTGTTAACTGCCAGTTCATGCCTTTTGCTTTTAGCTCAGCACGATCCAGTACTTCTGGCGTTACTTTACCCTCTAAAGATGTCCTTACAGGGCCGTTTGCTGGGAATAATTCTTTAATTGCACGTGCTGAGAAGTCTACGCAGGCCTCAGCCAAAATAGGATGTACTACGCGGCTCGCACCCTCGAACTGAGCACCACCAGGCGCGTCATCACCAAGCCCAGTACGACGCAGACCTTCCTCATACTGCTTGTCACGTTTCTCGCGAGCCTCTTTATCCTTCTCTACAAGCTCTACGTACTCTGTACCAATCTCGTTTAACTCAAGTACTGACAAGACTTCAGCTAAGTTATCTAGGAATTCACCACCTACTATAGGCATTTCGGTGTCTAGGAGGGGGATATCGACTGACCCATCCGCATTTTCTTGCATGTCGTGCACGTTTAAATCAACTGACTCTTCGTCAGGCTTCTGTTCAAGTAAATTAGGGTCGACAATACCCGGTACTTCGCGTCCAAAGTCAGGGTCTTTATCAAAAATTTGCGCCATGTAAGGCTCCTACTGCAGGTGTTTGGATTATCGTGCTCTATAATTCTAGCATAATACACTGTTTTTACAAGTCTAGCACAAAAAAAGCCCGTTTTTTAACCGGGCAAATTAGGAGTTTTACTAATGCCCACTTACTGTTACACACTTTTATCATTTTTGCAAGCATTTTACTCAGTGTAGGGGTTACTTTTTGGTTTTTCGTAGTGCTCTTCCTCTAGCTCGTCCACTGCTTCTAGTGTTAGGAAGCCTGAGTCCTTCAAATATATCAACGCTTGCGTCGTACAGTCCACTCTATCGTCGTGCTCGCCCGCTGGGAACTTCTCCATCTCGTCGATGACTTCTTTTGCCCAGCTCACAGGCTTGCCTTTGTTCTTTTTGCTCTCTATGACGTACACCAGCCCCATGTCTATGATGGGCGCAATCATGTGTGCCCTCGACACCTTGTCAGCACGGCCTGGGTTGTAACCTCGCACTGGCACGTTCGCCCTGCGCAAGTCCTGTACCAGCGACTGCCCACTTGCTTTCTCTTCGATTAACACCAAGTCCGTCTTCCGTCCTGGGTTCCCTAAGTCGTCTGGGCTACCCGCGTAGGAGTCCCCGTATTCCGAGATGACCCTGCTTCTTAGGTCTGGGTAACCTAGGTGCTCCGCCCACGCGTCCAGCATCAGCGCCACGTTCTCCCCGTTACGTTGCACTATGCCCCAGACCGTGCAGGCACTAGGGTCCCCAGAAGTTTTTTCCGTGAACGCCGTATCGTAAGATTGTATGACATACTGCAATGGCGGAATAGGTTCTTTGGCTGGCCACAACTTAATGTTGTCCACTTTAATAATACCACCGCCTGCTGGTGATGGGGATTGTTGCAATTGCCCAGCGGTACCGTACTCACCCAGCGCAGCTTTAATCGGCGCCAGTGCTTTTGTGTCGTAGAGTTCAGGCCACAGCAACTCCCCTTTTTTCGTCCTAGGATCGTAATTGCCTAAGCTTGTCTTACGCTTGACCCCATCCCATTCCGCAGGCAGGCACAAGTGCTCGTACCCACCCACCCTTAGTAAGTGTCCCGTCAGGTCGCGCTCATGCAGCCTTTGCATCACGATGACCTTGCTGCCTGTCTTAGGATTGTTGAGCCGCGTTGACATGGCTTGATCCCACCACTCAATCACGCCTTCTCGTATAACGTCCGATTGCGCTTCCATCGCTGAGTGCGGGTCATCCACCACAATCGCGCTACCACCCATACCCGTTGTCGTACCACCTACGGACGTCGCGAACCTGTAACCATACATGTCGTTCTCGTAGAACGTCTTGGTGTTTTGGTCACCGATTAAGCTGAACTTTTTGCCCCATCGCTCTTGGAACCACGTACTTTGTATCATGCGTCGGCACTTAAGGGAGTCCCGCATTGACAGGTTGCCTGAGTACGACGCAAACAGCCACCTGAACTCAGGGTTGTTTATCCACGTCCAGACAGGCCAAATGACCGCGACCAATATAGACTTGCAATGGCGCGGCGGCATGTTAATTATTAAATTACGAATTTTACCTTGGCTGACTGCCTGAAGGTGGTCGGCAATGGCGCGGAGGTGCCAGCCATCTACGTACGGAGTCCCAGGCTCAATAATGTCCCAGGACTGTTTCATGAATTCTATTAGCGAGACTTCCGCTTTACGTTTGCTTTGCTCAAACGCCACAGCCTTTAACAAGGCATTCGGGTTTACTATCGCCATTACAGGCCTTTTTAGTTAGTTGCTTCTGGAGCCGCTTTTGCAAGCAGCGTTTGCAATGTTTCTAGTTCTGTGTCAGACAGGTTGCTCAAGGATGACGAATCAATCTTGATTGCGCCACCGTCTTTGCCGGTTACTTCTAAGTTGTTTGGAATAGCACGCATTGAGTACGACATGAGAGTCTTCGCTGCGTTGATACGCTCGTTTGGGCTACAGAACGGGTTCACCATCAGTCGACGGAGTATGTCCATCGGATGTTGCGGTAACTCCGACACATACTGCGCCTGAATCTTCATGGCTTCTGGAGACAACGGGTCTACACCCTTGCGCCCGATACCTTCTATGTAAGCTAGAAAGTTATAGGTATCCGTCGCGTCCGAGGTGTCTACTGGTACGGTGTCTTTGGAGTTATTTGCCATGGTGGGTTTTTATCATTTATAAACAGACCTGTCAATAGTGTACCATAAGTATTTCTTCTTTAGTATTCTTTGTGCTATATTCTTGGAATCTTCGCACTAGGTACTTCGCATGCCGTACAAAGATCCAGAGAAGCGCAAGGCTAAGGCCAAAGAATACTCTAAGCGCCACTACGAAAACAACAAGCCTGCACAAATTGAGCGCGTCCGTGTCGACAAAATCAAAAAGCGTATTGAGTGGGAGGCTTACAAGGCAACGCTTCAGTGTGCCCATTGCGGCGAGAACCATCCGTCGGCCTTAGACTTCCATCACGTTGTCCGTGACCCTAGCAACCGCAAGATTAGTGAGCTCTGTACTAACGGTGCTTACAAGTTAGCCAGGCAGGAGATAGAAACCAAGTGCATCGTACTTTGCTCTAACTGCCACCGCAAGCACCACCACGAAGAACGTCAAATAATA